GTCGCAAAGGAGTGTGCTCGTTTTGTGCTCCCCCTCGCCGTACCAACAAAATTATACATGACGGGTTCTGCTCGCTCATGGATTCATTATATCAATTTGCGTTCTGCTCACGGCACTCAGAAAGAACACATGGAGATTGCTGAACTTTGTAAGCAACACTTCATCTGTCAGTTTCCAACCATCGCAGAGGCGCTTGAGTGGTGTCCTGACGGCGATTGCGAATGCTCTGAGGACATTGACTATGCTGACTGTTTACAACCATCTCTGAGGATAGACTAATGCCTACTTACCCTGTAAAAAATACTAAAACTGGAGAGACTAAAGAACTCTCTATGTCCATGAAAGAATACGATCAGTGGAGAAAAGACAACCCTGATTGGGACAAAGACTGGATGGCGGGTGTCGGGGGTACTACATATGGTACACCTAAAATGGATGACGGATTCAAAGAAGTCATGTCCAAAGTCCAGAAAGCACACCCTAGAGCAAACTTGAGTCGATTCACCTAAACTATGGCAAGAGCAAGGAAAAAAACTGGCACCCCGCAAACTTATCCTAACGGTATGTCCAAGAAGCAAATGAAACGTAAGAAACCTATTGATTCTTCATACATGGTTCCGATCAAACCTTTGACGGACAATCAAACGCTTGCGTTTGAAAATTATGAGATGGGTAAGAACTTGCTTCTACATGGTGCAGCAGGTACAGGTAAAACTTTTATCACTTTGTACCTTGCTTTACAAGAGGTACTTGACGAAAACACACCTTATGATAAGATATACATTGTAAGGTCACTCGTGCCGACTCGTGAGATTGGTTTCCTACCAGGTGACCATGAAGATAAGTCTGCCTTGTATCAAATTCCTTACAAGAATATGGTCAGGTATATGTTTAGTATGCCTGATGATAATTCATTTGACATGCTTTATGACAACCTCAGAGCACAAGAAACTATTTCATTTTGGTCTACTTCTTTTATCCGTGGAGTTACTCTTGACAATGCCATTGTTATTGTCGATGAGTTCAGTAATCTGAACTTCCATGAACTAGACTCTATGATCACCCGTATCGGTGAAGATTCTAAGATCATGTTCTGTGGTGATATCACTCAGTCCGATCTCGTAAAAGAGAATGACAAGACAGGGGTATCTGATTTCATTCGTATCTTACAATCAATGCAGGAATTTTCTTGTATTGAATTTGGTATCGATGATATCGTTCGTTCTGGTCTTGTTAAGTCGTATCTAATCTCAAAATATAATCTTGGTTTCTGATGTTTAACTTTGTTGATGTCGTCCTTAATGAACACGTTGAGGTCGAACCCGTGAGTAAAGATGGAGTGAGGTTCTATCCCATTCCAAATGCTGATAAATATTATCCGAGTGTTACCTCAATCACATCGTATAAGAACGCACAATTTTTCGCAAAATGGCGGAAAAGAATTGGTGAAGACGAGGCTAATCGAATCACCGCTCGCGCTACTCAACGCGGCACAGCATTTCACAACATCGCAGAAGATTATTTCAAAGGAGACTTAAACCTCGACAGATACTTGGAAAACAATCCATTATCTGTTAGAATGTTTCAGTCAGCAAAATCTACACTAAACCGAATCAATAACATTCATTGTCTAGAGACCTTTCTCTATTCACATTACCTCGGTTTGGCAGGTCGAGTGGATTGTATTGCTGAGTTCGATGGCGAACTAGCAGTGATCGATTTTAAAACTTCAACTAAAGATAAAAAGGAAGATCATATCGAGCACTATTTTGTGCAAGAGACTGCATATGCAGCGATGTTCCTTGAGCGTTCAGGACTTGAGGTAAAGAAAATTGTCACACTTATCGCCACTGAAGAGGGATCTATTCAAGTATTTGAGAAGTACAATCTTGATGACTATTTACAATTACTCAAATCCTATATTGAAGAATTTGTTAGGGGAAGAAGTTCCTATGCCTAAAGAACAACTTGAGGACAAGTTTCTCACACCAACTAAATTCTCATTAGAGATTGAGCGTTTGGTGAAAAAGAGTAATGGTTTGATTACATACATCGAAGCAGTAGTTACTTACTGTCAAGAGAATGAGATTGAATTAGAAACTGTTCCCAAACTAATTAACAAACCATTGAAAGAGAGGTTGCGCCATGAGGCACAACGTCTAAACTACATGAAAGCATCATCTAAAGGAGTTCTACCGCTGTGACAGGATTTGAAGTGTACAAAATGTACCTTGCATTAAAACAACACTTCACTAAACCTGATTATGATTACTTTAAATATAGAGGTAAGGTCCGTGCAAACGAAAACTCATTTGAACAACGACGTGACCGTTACTTCTTCAAAAAATTAGCGACGAGGCATTCCGATAAACACATCTTGGAATACTTTGTCGCTAATTTTGCGTCTGATCCTAAAGGATATCTAAGATCATTTAGTGAGGACATCTATACTGATTGGAGAATACATCAGGAGTCTTTCACTTATAAATTTAAACAAGAGATCCATACACTACTTGATGATCTCGGCACACCATACGAAGAAACGTTTGAGAGCATTTTTCACACAGAACGAGGAGGACATCCCCACTTAGTAAGACGATTTTTTGCTGGTGAAGTATCACTAGAAACACTGACTGTATTAGAGCATTGCTTAGGATACGTTGACGATTTAGATAAAAAGTTGACTGATCCTATGTGGAAAGAAACAAGAATGAGAATCAAAAAATATCAACCATTTCTTTCAATTGATTGCAAGAAGTATAAGAGTGTAATTTTAGAAACTATTAGATTAAAACTATGAGTTTTTTTAAATCGGAACAAGTTCAAGAGAGCTTGTCAGATATATTTTCAACCTACCAACAGATAGCGGCAGTTACGTCTCGACTGCCGTCAATGAGTAAAGATGAGAAACTAAATCACATTGCAGAATGTAAGGGACTCATCGATAAACAAAGAACATTTTATTTTAGACTCTCTCTTGCTGCACCAGAGGACCCTGAAGCATCTGACATGAAGACAAGGATCAATGCTTTGACCAATGCGTTTGGTTACAACGATCTGTTTGAATGCATGGATGCCATGGTTATGACACTCGAACAAGCGGCACAGAGGGAGGTTGACGAGACCTAAATAATATGCTACGATAACACAGTAGCAAACAAAACACACTACAAATACGGAGAAATACGATTATGTCTTTCGCATCACTTAAAAAAGCGTCTTCTGCTGGCAATACATTTGCTCGCTTGACCAAAGAGATCGAAAAACTCAACCAACCTGCTGCAGGCAGTGGCGCTGATGAGCGTCTCTGGAAACCCGAACTGGACAAGTCTGGTAACGGTTATGCAGTCATTCGATTCCTTCCTGCACCCGATGGCGAAGATATGCCTTGGGCAAAGATCTGGAGTCATGCTTTCAAAGGACCTGGTGGTCAGTGGTATATTGAGAACTCTCTCACCACTATCGGCAAGGATGATCCTGTCGGTGAACTGAACCGCACTCTTTGGAACTCTGGTTCCGATCACGATAAGGAGACTGCTCGCGCACAGAAGCGTAAACTTTCTTACTATTCCAACATCTATGTTGTGAGTGATCCTGCTCACCCCGAGAACGAAGGCAAAGTCTTTCTGTACAAGTTCGGAAAGAAGATCTTTGACAAACTGACTGAAGCAATGCAACCTGCATTTGCAGACGAAACTCCTATCGATCCTTTCAACTTCTGGAAAGGTGCTGACTTCAAACTGAAGATCCGCAAGGTCGATGGATACTGGAACTATGATAAGTCTGAGTTTGCTGCTCCTAGCACTCTCGGTAACTTCGATGATGATAAACTAGAGTCTATCTGGAAGGACGCATACTCTCTTGCAGAGTTTGAAGACGCAAAGAACTTCAAGTCCTACGAACAACTCAAGCAACGTCTTGATCTTGTTCTTGGTAAAACTGCTGCACCAGCACGTCCTGTTGACGAGTCCCTTGAGGATTTGAGTGAAGGTCGTGGTGGATTCAACTCACCTGACATTACACCCAACCAACCTGATTGGGCAGCGGAGGTCAAAGACTTCCGAGAGAAGGCAGTTGCTTCTCCTCCTGTAGAGGATGAAGAAGATGGTATGTCTTACTTCGCTCGTCTCGCTGAGGAAGAGTGATGGGCACAGAAGTTTTAGCAATGCCTGATACTTTGGCAATGTTAGATGGCGCTGTTGGCGCTTGGAACTCCATGTCTTATGGCGAGGGGTTCCTCTTCTCGGTCTGGGTGATCGGGATGTATTATATTAAACTTAGAATGGATAAGTATCTCCGATGAAATTTATTCCCTTGGCACTTTTGCTTCTCTCTTCACCTGCTATGGCAGGTGGTCCTAGGATTCCTTACAGATCTACGGGTGACTATTCAAACTACAAAGCATACCGTGATTACGAATCCAATAAAGGATACGCTTCGGAAAACATTTGTTACCGAAATGAATACCGCGAAGAGTATGTTCCTGGTAATTCAAAAAGACCTGGTTATGTAACTTCGTACAGAGAAAGAGTTGAAGTTCCATGTAAACCATGGCATCGTAGAACTCCTTCAATTCCAATGCCAGAAGTTGATCCAGCACCAGAAAGTTATCATCACGATGAGGATGGTAATGATTGTTCTCAAGGAGCAATCCTTGGTGGTATTGCAGGAGGTGGAGCAGGTGCAGCACTATCACGAGGTGATGGTCGCTGGTGGGCAATCCCACTGGGTATTGTCAGCGGTGCAGTAGTTGGATGTGATATCGACGGGGGTTAACCCAAAACCAAAATCGACCTTAGATTCCCAGAAAGTCGCAAAAAAAATCGCGGCAAAAAATGGGTCTCTAAGGTTTTTTAGTATCCGTAACCAGATCC